GTCTTGATGGAGAAGTTATTGAAAGCACCACCAGCACCAGCCGCTAACTTTGCGGAAGTAACAGAACCGTCAGCGAGTAGGCTATTGCTTACTTGTGTGACTGACATATTATTCTCCTAAAGTCGGGCGAGTTGCTGGGAAGTCTTCAGTTGACGGCCAGTCACGCAGCGCAGTCCTGTAGAGCAGGATGTTGTCGCGGTTAGGCCAGTCAGGAGTTTGTGAAGCTGTGTCTGTGGATGACAGTTCGCCATTGCGCCATTGTCGGGCTTCTTCTGCTGCTGTTGGTTCTGCGGGTGTAGGTGCAACCCACTCTTCGTAGTAATCAGAAAGCGATTGTACAAAAGCCTCATCAGCTAAAATGCAAGGATTAGTAATGTTTCCATCAGCGTCTTTAATTATCCATTTATTGCTCATAGTATTCTCCTTATCCTATAGCCGTGTACATGACAATGATTAAGCCGTGGCCGCCAGCACCAGACGATACTTCTTCATGACCAGCACCATCAATTCGTGAAGAGCCACCGCCGCCGCCAATACCACCATTGCCCCCTTTTGACATCATGCTGGTTTGCTTTCCAAATGCTGCGCCACCTCCTGCTAAAAACCCACCGTTGACGGTGGCCTGAGTAGGGGTGTTCTGACTCCACCAGAAATCGCCGCCCCTGCCGCCGCCTCTTAATTCACCGTTAGTGTTTTCAAACTGAGGGCTTTGGACATCGGAGTGTCCACCATGAGAGGATTGATTAGCTTCACTACCACCAGTAGAAGAGTCTCCATCATTGCCAGTGCCTAAAATACCAACAGCTCCACCGCCACTCATTTGTTTGCCGTTAAGGCTACCAGTGCCGCCTGCGCCGCCTGTGTTATTTATATCGCCGCCAGAAGCTGTTCCACCCGCACCCGCAGTTGGGCTACTTCCTTCAACGCCCCCTCCTCCTCCATTTGCTGTGAGGCTCGATGAGCCGTCAGTTGCTGTGGTATTGCCACCATTTATTCCGTTATTACTATGACCCACAGATGCGCCACCAGCGCCTACCACCATTGTCCAGTTAGTACCTGTTGCAAGAGTAACTACTTTACGGCTATATCCTCCTGCACCACCCCCGCCCGGCTCCTCGGCGTAGTCACGATTAGATGAACCAGAACCACCAGCGCCTATGCAGTGGATAACCGCAGTACCGTCAAACGGCGGTGTCCATGTTGTTGATTTGGTAATGGGGATTGTGAATAAAGTGCCACCACCGCCCCCGCCGCCTATAAAATCTGTAAAATTACTCATGACATTACCCACCCTTGCGTAGAGTCTGTATATATAAATTGGATTGAAAGGTAAGCACTGTCCAGAGTCATGTCAGTACCACTGCTCATAATGTTTGAGCTATTGCGGCCAATGACTGTATTGACAAAGTTACCAACAGTCACAAGAACTCGCTGGCCAATTGTTGGGCTTGCAGGTAGCGTTATCGTCTGACCTGCTGCGCTAACGTAGACGTGAGTGTTGACTGTTGCTGTCAATGACGTAGCTGTGACCACTGAGCTTATGCCAACTGCTATAGCTTCTGAGGCAATCTTGTCTGCTGTGACTGCATCATTGGCTATCTTCGCTGTGGTTACATTTGCATCTAGTAGCTTGGCAGTTGTAACATTTGCGTCAGCTATCTTAGCTGTGGTTACATTTGCGTCTACTATCTTAGCCGTAGTAACCGTTCCGTCATCAGGGGTGCTTACAGACACAATAACAGCGATTGCCGCCATTACTTCAATTAACACACCGCTTGGTGGAGCTGTACTAAAAGTAATAGCAGTGCCAGCAATAGAATAGTTTGACTTACTTTGATAAACACCATCCCAATAAACCGAAGTGTTATTCTCAAGAGTAGTAGAGGATAGAGTAAACGCAGTAGTCGAACCGTTACCTGTGAACTGATTTAACTTAAACTCAGTAGATGCTTCTACAGGAGCAATAGTAGCTGCTGTAATTTCAATAGCTGCACTGGTTGCTGGGGCCTCTGAGAATGTAAGGACATTATCTACAATACTGTAAACTGTTTTGTTCTGGTAGACACCATCAATGTAGACTAGCGTGTTGTCTTCAGCAGGTGAGCTAGACAAAGTATAAGCAGTAGTAGAACCATTACCTGTAAAACTGTTAAGCTTAAGGTCAGCAGCACCGCCACCAATCTCTCCCCACTCAGTTGAATAACCTTCAAACTTACCTTCAGTAGTGTTGTATCTGAACTGACCAGCTACACCTGAAGGACGTTGAGCTGTAGTACCTGCTGACATCTTGACAGCGGTAGTCTCATTTATAATCAAAGGGCCAGTAAGAGTTCCACCAGCTAAAGGCAAAGCATTAGTAGCTAAAGTACCTTGTGCTGCTGTCGCATAATCTGACGAATCAAAGGATTTGACTTGAGTAAGATTAGTTACCTCGCTGTCCATCAAAGCACCAGCGGCTGTTACGTTAGTAGCATCAGTTACATCGGCACTAGCTTCAATCCCATCTAGCTTTGTGTGGTCAGCATTAGTAAAGTTATTCTGCGACAACTCGCCATCTTGAATCGAATAGGTTGTGTTTGTGTCAGTTGCGCTTATAGTGCCGTCAGACGCGATAGCTACATTGGTTCCCGCAGTCAGCGCAGCGACAACATTCACCGTATCAGTAACATCCGCACTAGCTTCAACACCATTTAACTTAGTGTGGTCAGCGTCGGTGAAGTTGTTCTGAGACAGCTCACCGTCTTGAATCGAGTAGGTTGTATTGGTATCCGTGTCCGCTTGGGTTGCAACATCATTAAGCCCAGCCGCTGTCAGGCGAAGTTCTACCTTGTCAGCAATAGAAAAGGCAGACGCAGACGTACTGTCCTGCGCCCTAACAACGGTTAAGATATTGCCGTTTTTAGCAGTACACTTAACAATCTCTCTTGCGGTGTTTGCAAAAGTTTCAAGCGTTAGATAAAAGTAGTCGTTCGCACTTAGTGTAGGAAATACGCTACCATCTGCAACCGTAATAGATGTTGCAGAGCTAGTCGCACTGCTCGCCAGTGTGGTCGTTGCGTTGTTACTAAACTTAACAGACATTTAATTCTCCGCTAGGAAGCTTGCACCAGCCATGAAATTGTCATTGCATCAGAATTTTGCTTGTTGACCACGCTGAATACCGTCCTACAAAGCAAGGTGCCACTTGAGCTGGCGTTTAATATTCCAGCTTCGGTTAATGCACCCGTTCCAGTCCCTGCTGGGAATGTGGCAGAGTAAGTAATTCCTGATCCTGATACTGTCGATGAAGTCAACGTAACTCGACCCGCCTCGGCTCCAAGGGCGTTATCACCAGCCGAAGCAGCGGTAGTATCTGTTCCAACCGCCATGTGGCTCATAGCTGATGCTGTCGTATCTTTCATTCTAGATGCCACATAGCCTTTACCGGTGGTTACTACAAGATTTGGGATTTCTTGAACTACTTCACCATTGAGAGCAACAGTGACATGCCCTGTTAATTTTAAAATTTCTGTAATCATTTCTTCTCTACCTATTTAGGGTGAAAGTGTTAATTGCACTTGTGTTTAAGACGGCATTATTGCCGAGGGCTAAGGTGTAGCTAAACGAATCGCTCATGCCAAAGACATTCGATTTGTTTTCTGTATAAATTAGACCGCCGTTGTATGAATCATCTAAGGCGAAGGCATCTACAAATGAGCGCGTGTATGCCGTAGCAATCGACGGAGTATCAGACAGCGCAATGCTATCTAGTGATTCCATAGACAAAGAGTAGGCCATGCTTTCCGACATACTGACCGGAGACGAAACTCCCTTTAGGGATTCCAAAACGATCTGATCAAGAAAATCCAACCCGTCTACTTTTGCAATCTCAGTTGATAATGTGGTTGAGTCTGTCAGGCCAAGTGAGTCGGTAAACTCTCTCTCGAAAACCATTAACACAGAAACGGTCTCGCCAAGCGAAATGTTATCTGCTATTTGTTTTCCTGTCGTAATAGATACAGATTCACTAAGACCAATAGATTCGCTAAGAGACTTGATGTATGCCAATGAAGCTGTGTCCGCCATTGCAAACTCATGCGAACCGAAATACCTGTTAAGAGAGTCCGCGTCTAGCAGTATTTCAACGGCACTTATCTTCAGGTATGAGGCTTCCGCCTTTAATAAGGTGCATGCCGCCTGAGCATTGGCTAGTACATATGTAACGTCAGACGTAACTGCCATTAGTCAAAATCACTCCGAACCTTAAACTTAATTAAATCGTATACAGTTTGTATTCCGCCTGAACTAAAGGTGACTTCGATCTCACCCTCAAATGTTCCTGCTGAAGAAAGCGTTCCAGTCGGAAAGTCTGTGACGACCTTTCCCTCAGTACCCTCTGTGACCGTACAAGTTAAAGTTGATGCAACGGTTGTACTTCCAAGCTCTCTTATTCTCAATCGAACAGTGGCCCCCGTCACATTAATGGGTGCCCAAGTTGTACTGTCTGCGGCATCAAGTACCTGTCCAGCGGCAGCACTGTTGGAGTCTTTAAGCGTTAAAGTTAGTTCCGGTAACGTATCACCGGCCACTAAACTAATCGTTGTGGAATAAGCCATTTAAATAAATGCCCTCGGTTTGCACGTTAAAGAACCACCAGAGAATCCGTACTTAGCCTGCCGTATTGTTCTGCCAACTTCCTTCTCATACAAATCGCGGTTAATTGATCCGAAGTTTGGATTTGAGTAAGGCTGACCCGCCATCATTTGCAATCGGAAAAGAGTGCCATGAACTATTAGCTCTCTATACTCCAAGCCAATAGTGTCGGGAATGACAGTCGCTGACGAGCTGGGCTTAAGGCTGTAAAGGACTCTGAATGAATCATTTGCTGCCGGAATAGGAGCAACGTAAAACTCCTTGTTATCTCTCTGTGCGTAAAATCTAGGAGTACCTTTAGAGTTCTGGTCTCCAAGGCGTTTGATTAACTCCGTATAGCTAACCGGAGATAAAGCAGCATGGTCGTTATAGATGTCTACAATATGATTCAGCTCAGTTCCCGCAGGAATAGAAACCTCGTATTCATTAACGCCAGTTACAATCGCAACATACTCAGGCTCTGCTAAATAGATATCTGTCCGGCGGCAAAAGTCGATCACCGTATCTCTAACTGCTCTTTCAATTAAAAAATCTGGGCAACCCTGAACTTCGGGTCTGACGTATACAGCGAGATCGATAAACTTCATTATCCTCTAACTCCCGTCGGCTGCGGTGTTGTCGCCGCATCTGCTTGCGTCTTCATCCCTAGCGCGTTTGCAAAGCTTGAATAGTGCATCATGCTTCGCTCGGCATTCCCCGCAAACTCAGAGTCTTTCTGGTACGAGCGATACAGGATGTAGTCAAGTATTGCGTTACCATAGATATCATCTAGCGATATAACCGTCACATCTGACGAGAAATCACTAATGGTTATGTCGGCTGGAGATGTGCTGTAAATAAGCTCCAGCGAGTGTGTCCCGCTTGCCCCTTGAGGGTAAACGTAAAAATTCTTAGGATCAGCAGCATCGTAAATGTAATGCTCAATCTTATTAACGCCTGCCACCGACTCATGCCAGTTTGGTAGCGTCTCGTCTAGTATTCTTCTGTCCACTTGAGTGACAGCTCTTCCAGATACATTGCGCACTACCTGAACCAGCCGTAAAGCAATAGCAGGCAGGGTCTGCTTGCTACCGTCGGCTAATGCTAACGTAGTGTTAACCATATTGGCGTCGGGCCTATGAAGGACAATTTCTCTCTGCCCATCATTAAAAAACTTTAAAAGCTCACTGCTTGGAAAGCGCACCTTGGTGGCGTCCTGCAAGATAATGCTTGCACGATCTAAAACATCTACGACTTTAGTTGTCGCCATTCTCGCTCTCCTCTTCTACCCATTCAATTATCTGGAGATCAGGATTACCCGCAAACAATTCGTGATACTCAAAGATATTACCCGTAACTACATTCTTAACTTTGGACGGAATAAGAGTAGGAGTTGGGACTTCTGGCTCGTCTTTTAGAATCTCTAATCTGTTGACTTGATCTTGCAGGTCAGCAAGAGACATTCGTCGATCTAGCTTTTTGCCATACTCGACCTGAGCTTTATCAAACAGCTCGTCTTTCTTTGTCTTTGCGTTCATGGTTTCTCCGTTAAAAAACAGGGGGGCAATACCTGCTTTTAAAAAACAAGTACGCCCCTCTATTCAGTGGTCTATCTTAGTTCCACTTACCTACTACTAGTGCGTCTGGAGTAACGACCTTAGAGCCGAATACTTTCAGACCGCGTACTGCGTCACCAAAGGTAGCTTCTAGGCGAACAGTTTCAGTGTTGCTGAACTGAGACGCGAAGGAGATTGCTTTTGGGTGACCTGCTAGAACGTGCGAGTAGCCCGCATCTGCGCCAGAGGCTGGTGTGTGTAGCATGTTTGACTGGTACACAGTGAAACGATCTACCATGCCAACCTTACCGTTGCGTAGCGGTGAAGTAGAATCGCCAGTTAAGTACGCCTGACGCAATTCTGACTGCTTAAGCAGAGAGATCTGTGCAGGGTTCAAAACGATGAATCGACCTTCTTCAGGGATATTCAGGTTGTCCAAGCTAGTTGACATTGCGAGGATGTTAGCCAAAATATTTGAAGCAGAGACAGTAGTCTGAGAGCCGATAGTGGTGGCACCCGTAATTACGCCAGCCAAAACGTCAGTTTCAACAGCGATACGCATGCCTTCAGAGGCATCAGATGAAGCTTTCTCGATTAGATCGATATCAGCCTGAGCTTTAAGAACGTCATCAACCTTAAAGCTAAAGTACTTAGCCTTATCGATGTTCAGCTCAACCTTAGAGGTTGCCAATTCTTGGGTAGTGATACTGCCGTTATAATCGCCAATCGTTACAGAAGGAACTGTGCGGATAATGACTTTGTCGCCTTGGCCTGAGATCTCACCTTCATAATCGGTGTTTGAGATAGCGGGCAAAACTGACTGCTTGTAAAACTTGGCTTGCATTAACTTACTAAAGACTTCTGGGATGAAGTTTACTTCTGATGATGCGCCAGTACTAAATTGTGAAAAGGACATTTTTAATTACCTAAAAAACGTCTCCTCATATCCATTTGCCTAGAGAACAAGATTATTGGCGGATATTATTTGTGCCCATTGCCTCCATTATCTCTGCCTGATGCTCTTCAAATTGAGCTATAGGCATTCGTTTAATTTCGTCAACAGTCCAAACTTTTTTACCGCCTTCTGTTTTGGGCTTTCTTGCTTTCGGCATCTTCGGTTCTGCAACCGCTTTTGCCTTTGCTAAAGCCCGCTCTTGCGGCGTTTGTACTACAACCCCCATATCTGCTTTAAATCTGTGCAGCACGGTATTTACATCATTGGATGATCCAGTTTGAATCCACTGCTTTGTTGGTGCATCTTGCTCTTCAAGCCAGTTTAGCCAGTCTGCCGTCTCTACGAGATCATTGACATCTGGGTGTTCGGATTGAATTCGATCAAAGTGCGCCTCTGCAATTTTTTCGTTCTGCTCATCAACTTTGCTTTGTGCTTGCTGTGCTAAAGCTTCTTGTTGGTTGGCAATCTGTCCTTGCGTCCGCTCTAATTCGTCCAGTAAAGGAGCAGCTAAATCGGGATAATCTTCCCTTAGCTGACTCAACTTACTGTCATCTTTTTTGCGGTCATCAAACTCAGATTTTAACTCCGTAAGTGTTGCTAACAGGTCGGCATTTTGCCGCTTCAAGTCAGCCGCTTCTTGCGTAGCCTTTGTCATTCGTGACTGAGCGCCTTTCATCGCCTTGTTGGCTTTTTGAATTTCCAACCTTAGATCATCATCGGAGTCGCCGCCCTCTATATGATCAGTATCCGTAGCTACAGTCTCAGCCGTGTCCGTTGGTTCGGGGGCTTCTGGGACAAGTTCCAGTTGTACTTCCTGATTATCGGATGCCTCCGGTTCAGTTGTTACAGCTCTCATCTTGTTCATCAACTCGTCAGCTTCTGCTTCTAAGCGTTCTGGGTCATTTCTATTTGACATATTTTTGTCGGGTCGATTGCTCGATATCCGCTCTACTCTATTACGGGTGTCCGTTTCCGGTTCCGAAGGTTATCTAAGTGCGCTTTTGCACCCGATTCCAGATCTAGCAAAAAGCGAAGCTCTTCAAGCCTGCCCTGCTCTTTTCTGAAACTTTTTTCATCCGCCAGCTCTAACTTTTGCTGTGCGTCTGTAAATCTGTTTTCAAATAGCTGTTTTAGCTCAGACCATTCCGGCTGGTGGCATACCCTGAGGATTGCCTGCGCCTGACTGCTGCTGCATTTGAGCTTGCATTTGGAGTTGTTGTTGCTGCTGCTGTTGCTCAAGTTGAAGTTGCTCCTCACTCTTGATGATGCCGTCTGGATCAATGTCCATCGACTTCGCTACTTCGCTAATCAACTGCTGCCGATCAATCAGGCTAGAGTCTAGGTCGTTAGATACTAGGCTTAAGAATTGAAGCAGGCGTTGACTCTGCACTTCTTTCTGAACAAGAGCGGTAGATCCACGGGCTATAATCTTTAGGTCGCCTTTAGATTTTTGGTTAGTGCCGTACTCCATGTTCCAATGAAACATCGAGCGAATTAAAGGCTCTAGCAAGAAGTCATCTACATTCTTAATGGTAGACTTCAGCGCAACATTAGCTGCACCCATCAGCATCGACATGCCACTGGCTGTCTTGTTCATGCTGTTGCTCTGCTGACCGTGCGTATAAGAAGGTAGGCTCGTAGTCTCGTCAGCAAATCGTCGGAATATCTCAACGATTTGATTAAGGCCATTTGCATTTGCAATAGGCTGATACCACCTGACCATCGGCATTGAACCGTCTCCACCCTCGCGAAGAAATACACGCCAAGGATGAATGTCCGTGGGGTCTTCACCCGCAGCAAGAAGATCAGTGTTAATCTCCATCATGGGTGCCGATGACATGGCTAGGTTGTCTAGCCAGATTCGTGTTGCGGCATTCAGGGTTCCCTGACTGTCACGCATCATACGAGGCACACCCGTCCCCCAAAACTGATGGGGAGCTTTTTCGTATGGGAAGATATGGTATGGAATTTGATAACCCGCAATTGGGTTAAGCATGATCTTAATAACTTTGCCGCTACATATCCAAACGCAGGCTGAGTAGTCTGCTGAAAGGTCTGCATCTTCGGGAAGTTTTACATCATGTTCTTCGAGTTTGTAACCATCTACAAAACCCCAGTACTCCAGCAGCTCGAAGCGATGAGAAGAGCTGTGGTCATTAATGCCTGCAATACGACGTCTAGTTCGCTCATGGTCTTCCTCGACATGGTTTCCAGTTCGGTTTGTTTTGAGAAGATACTTGATCATCTCGCTATCAAACTGCGGTAAGTCCGCCAGCTCTCTGAACTGCTTTCGCGTCAGGACGTGACGGCGGAAAAGTCCGTCGCAATCGTCGAGTGATGTGCAGTATGGATCTGGGTAAAGGTCAAACACCGAAACAGACTCAACCTCAGGCATGGGCTGCTCGATAACATTAATCGAAAAGCCCTCTTCTCCGGTCTCTGGATCAGTCATTCTAGAGTATGATTGTTTTTTATCTATACGGACTGAGCCTGCTTTTACAGCACCCGACCCGAATATGCAGGCTTCTAAAATACTTTCTTTAAGCTTCTGTTCTGCATTGACTTCAATCAACTGATCGAGGATGTCAGAGGTCATTGATTCAGCAGCAGCGTCAGCGATATCTTTGTACTTTTCTTTAAGGTCTTCCTCAAGCTCGGCCATGCGCTGCATGATCAAATCTTGATTCATGTTGGGATCCATTTGAGCCGCATCAGCAATTTGCTGTGTTGCGAGCTGCTTCATCTGGATGACAGCCATCGGGTCAAGATCGGGTACTGGAGTCGCTGCCATGCTAAAGAACTGATCGCCATGCTGGAATAGCAGGTCGATGATTCGGCTGTATGCCGCCATGACTTTTGTTCGGGTGAGACCTACAAATACCTTTGACCGCGCCCCAGCGTCATTGAGTCGCGCAAGAACGTCTGCTTCATACTGACCATTGTATTGCCTAAGATCACGAAGCCATTCGTTCTCAGTTTCTTTGCGGGCGTCTTTATATTCTTGAAAAGTGGAAGACAGGTGAGCGCCAAGACTCTGCACTGAGTGATCTTGTACGCCGTCAGATTCTTTAGATTCTACTTCTTCGTCAAATTCGATCATTAATAGCCTGCAATGGGATCAAGCGTCGAGAACCGTCTAGTGAAAGATCGGTGCTTCGGGCGGGGCATTGATGCAAGTCCATGCAGGGCAATGGCGAAAGCCATTACTCGGTCATCATAACACCCTGACTGTGAATTGAAAGCCCCCTTATCATCAATGATATAGGTGCGAAGTTCCCCTAATAAGTCCATGTCCGCGATACCACTTTGGCTCTGCCGAAGTAGCGCTGCGAGGTTATCCACAATTAGAGGTTTGGTCTTGGACGTGGTCAAAAAACCGCCACGCTTTGTCATCTTGTCGCTATAAGCTCCATCGACAGAATGCTCCACAAAAAGATTTGAATACGACATCTCTTGGAGTCTTCGCAGCGTGGTAAGTCCGTGGTTGTTTCTTTCGACAATGACGTAAGCATTGTTGTATCGCTCGCCAATCTGCTGCACGACGTTGCCCCAATCCCAAGGATCGATGTGACCATGCCAGCAGGCAACCTGACGACCCTGCGAGTCTATAACCTGAGCGCAGCTATAGTCTCCGTAAGCGAGACCTTCAGCCACGTCTACGCCGATAGAGTAATTTTCATTTTCTTGCGGGGGACACCACTCTCTATAAGGCCCATAGGTTCGCCTCGTTATATGGCCTCCCAATATGTCGCCAATAAAGTCAGGCGTATAGGTGTCGTTCTCGCAGGTCGTGAGGTGGATATCCTCAACAAAGCACCTGCCACTGGTAAGGAAGGCTTCGAGAGGAGTTGACGGGTACTCTTGCTTAAAGAGATCAGTGCCGCCTAGCTCATCAAGCTTGGCTCGGCGAAAGCATAGCTGCGCGTCGTCCAGTCCGTAGCGTTTAGCCAGCTCGTACTCTTCTGGGGTAGCCTCAAAATAGGGGGACGGCTTTCGTCGGTAGTCGGGCATCCAATACCACGGGATGAAGCAGGTCATCCATTCGGTTTCGCCGCGCAGGCTTTTCATCACCTGATCGTAGAACCAACCGCCAGCTCCGTTGGCCGTGCTTTCAAGAATTACCTCTGACCCACTGCCACCAACGGTCTGTAAAAGACCCGCGACTATATCTGCCCCTTGGGGATAGAAGGCGACTTCAGATCCGTGGACAAATCGGTTTGTTTGTCCTCGACCTGTCTGCGTGGAACGTGCGGTTCCGACCCTGTACCGCGAGTTGATCTCATCAAATACCAAAGTTGACGCCGACTGAGAGAGGAGCGGAGGTTTGAAAGCTGGATGTGGCGTGTTGTCATAGAAGTACTTCACCATATTAAAGATTGCGTTGGTTGATTCCGCCAGATGGCTAAGTACAAATGCGTTTGCGTTGCGATTCTGGGTGACTTTCCAGAAGTTTCGGCCCTGTGCGTAGGTCGAAATGCCCGTTTGTCGCGCTTTTAGGCACAACATTCGGATGTTTCCCTGCTCTTTTAACTGCTTTTCTAGCTGCTGATGGACATACATCTGCGCCCCATTCAGCACAAAAGGGACAGAAGCGCCCTCTTTTGTAACGATTTTAAGGATATTCTTGGCGTATAAGGGGAAGTTACCCTTGAGTTTTGCCGCTAACTGTTCAATTTCCAAGGTTATTCACCACTGCTCTGCACCACCATATAAGGTCATGGTCTGCTAAATAGTTCTTCATAAGGTTTGCCCTCATACAGACAAGCCTGACGTTGTCTTTCGTGTAGCCTTTGTCGCTATCAACGCGGTCTATGGACGCGGCATACTCGCTGCCCAAGTGTGGGATCATTGGAAGGCCAGAGATTGCGCATATACTGTTCTGGTCGGCCCACATATCCTGCAAATACTCTATCGTCAGGTCGAACTTATACATCTTTTTTGACGAACGGTTCTTAACGACTGTTAACTGCCGCCTAAGGAAGCCAGAAGATCCGCTGTTGATGCGATTATTGTTGTGCTGCGCACGGCATACAGTGCAAATAAACTTTCCGGCAGAAAACTTATCGGTACTTTTTACAATGCCGCATGTTTTGCATGCTTGATCACTATCCGCCATTCGATATCCTTGGTCAGAGCGTTAAACATCTTCATTGCGTTGCGAGAGTCCCCCACCCCTACGGTGTCACCCATTAGCGAGGTGCCGAGGCCAATGCATCCCTGAACATCCTTCGGGAAGTTAGCGACGTGCATCAATATGTAAGTCCGGTTCTCAACGTCCTTAAGCTCCCATGTATGCCCAAATTTCGGGGACTCCCGCCAATGCACATCGTAAGTGCCTTCAGGGACACAGGAGACGTTCGGCTCGTTGTCTAGCCACGGGCGCTCAACGCTATAGAAAGTTTCGCCAGCAAACTTAATAACGCCAAGGGTGCCTTTAGGGTGGTAGCAAAACCGCTCAAGAAAAATGTCATTCATTTCTTTTTCTCTTCCTTGTCTTCTGATGCTTTCTTTCCAAATATGCGATCCCATCCATCTTCAAACGCGGTCTTGTCTTCTGGGCGACGAACGTCACCCTTGCCGCCTAGAGTCTGTTTGTGGTCGCAGTGCTTAAAGTTTCTTCGAGTAGCCACGGCTATTTCGGCTTCTTCGGTTTAACTTTCTTTTTCATACCGTCTTTGACGCGATCTACAAACACGCCTGTAGGCAGTTTCCCTAGCGAGGTGTTTTTGAAACCACCGGCAGCGTCTTTCTTCTTGTTGACTGCGCGTGAGTCTTTCGCATCCTTTTTTGCAGCGGTAAGACGTCTCTTGATCTCAGGGATTGCATCTTTTGTGGCCATCTTGCGTATGGGCTTCTTAACTGACTTTTTATTATCTTTCATAATTATTTCGCCTTCTGTTGATGTTCATAGTTACTTGGTTAGCGTTCCTAGGTGCAGTCCTTGCGTAGAGTTTTGTGGTCGCACTTTTTAAAACTAGCTCGCTTCACTTTTTCCTCGCTTTACTTTTGTTAGCCGTCTTAGCTGCGTTCTTGAAGTTTTTAGCAGTAGGTCTTCCCTTTTGCCCGACCTTCTTCATAGTCTCGCCAGAACCCGCTTTGATCCGCGCTTTTTTAGCATTAATATTGTCATACAGGGACATAGTTATTTCCTCGACTTTGCGCCAGAGCATTTCCACTTCTTCCGGCTCAGGTTGTTGGGGGTATTCGGATCATTTTGTTTTTTCGCGGAGAGACCCTTCTTGATACCAAGGCTTCTAGCACAGTAGCTATCCCCCTTAGATGTCCCAGCTCGAACTCTAGGCCCGCCGTCTTTTGCTTTGCCTGCCTGCCCGTAGGAAACTTTTTTTCCAGCCTTCGTTACCTTGACGGATGCCTTGCCTTTTCTAGGAGTAGCCACGCTCATCCTCCAGCAACCAATTGATTAAATTCTGATCAGCTAATGGTTTAGCCAACCACTCCTGCGAGATAGCCTCAGATTCCGTCTCTAAGAGGACTGAAACTTTCCTATAGAATCCTATCTGGGCAAGGTCAGAGGGCATGACAATGTCTCTAGTGTGCCTTCTCGCAAGTCTTTCCCTTAAGGTCTCTAGCTTTATGCCGCTGGCTTTTGAAAGTTCGTAAACTGAGTAGCGAACATTCTCTTTTAGCCCATCAAAACGCCCAGAAAGGCGGAACTTTATTTGTGGTCGCATTAGATTTCCGTTGTCGTCTGGTGAGCAGGAACAGTTATAAGCACCTCGGCCTCGCATTTAGGGCATGACAAGTTGGTTACTAAATATTCGCCCCCCTGCTCGTCGTCTTCAAGCATGTCGTCACCGCCGTAGACTAATGACTCTTGGCAATACCAGCAGCGCATATCTGTACCTCAATAATTTCGTAAAAAAAATCTGTATATTTTTTGGAATGCTGTGTCATAAAGACCGCCCCCCCTATTTTGCTACTACCCACCGTCCATAGAGCCTTCAATTAAAGACAAAACGCCCGACTCTAACTGATCAGTCAAGAAGTAAACCTCACTGCCAAACCTAAGCTTAGTAACAGCCGGAACAACAAACTTCTCAAAGGTAAACTCATCCATATCTAGGTAGCCCATAGCCGTTTCGCGATGCATTAAAAAAGGTCTAGTCATTTCAAATATTCTCCAATTTTTCGGTGCATACCCCCCATGGAACCACATCATCGATCGGCCCTTTTCTGAGATTCCCATCCCCCCCCCCTCCCC